AAAAAATGCGCATCACCCCCAGTGGCAACGTTGGGATTGGGACGAGTAGTCCATCCACAAGATTATCATTAGGAACAGGGGTTGGTCCTAAGTTTATGGTGTATGATAATGGAAGTAACGTTTATGCTGGCATGGGCCAAGATTTGGCTGCTGGCAACTCCACTGATATTTTTGCACATGGAGCTGGTGGAGGATTTATTACGTTTGGTAACTTAGGAACAAATAAAACTACATACACGGAGTGGGTAAGAATAAGTACTACTGGCAACCTCTTGATTGGAACGACAACGGATGCTGGATATAAATTAAATGTAAATGGAACAGCAAGATTTATTGATAATGTTGTTACAGAGGGGGTAAATGGTATTAGTTTAACTTGGAGTGGTAATACATTTAATGATAGTAGAAATGGTAGAATAAGGGCAATATCTAGCCCAGATGTTAATCCATATTCTGGTGGTTTAGCATTTGATGTTTATAGATATGAAGCACCAAGTTACCAATATTTCGAAGCTGTAAGATTTAAAGCTAATGGCAACGTTGGTATTGGGACGAGTAGTCCGAGTACATTGCTTCATGTAAATGGTTCTGGAACAATTGGTAGATTTCAATCAAGTGTATCTTATGTGGATTTGTCATTCATAAATTCTACAAGTTCTAATGGATTCATACAATACAATGGAAATAATTTTAATTTTTTTGCAAATAGTGGGTCAACTCCTACAATGACAATAACTGGAGGAGCTCCTGGAAACGTATTGATTGGAACTACAAGTGATAATAATAGTGCAAAGTTGCAAGTAAATAATGGGACTGGTAATGCTTTATACATTGATACAACTGTAGCAGATGGTGCCACAAGAGATGCTATTTATTTATTTGAAGACGATGGCCAAGCTTCAGGTCGTCAAGCTATTTCTTGGTACAATGGAAACCAAAGTTATTATAAAGCTAGATTATGGACTCAGGTAGGGTCTAGTTATGCTGCAACAGTATTTGGTATTGATGTAGCAGATGATTCTAGAACTGTAGCTACAAGATTAGCTATTAGAAATGGCAACGTTCTGATTGGAACTACTACAGATGCAGGCTACACATTGAATGTTGCAGGAAATGCTCAAATAATAAAGAGCACTACATCTACTGCATTGGTTGCAGGATTGAGTGGTGTAACAGGTTCAATAATAAGATTTAGCTACAATGGCAGCTTTGTAGGTTCAATATCAACTGATGGTTCTAACACTGCATACAACACTTCTTCTGATTATAGATTGAAAGAGGAACTTAAACCTATTGACAATCCACTACAGAAAGTATTAAGCTTAAATCCTGTTAACTTTAAATACAAAAATTCTAAGACTAGACAGGATGGATTCATAGCTCACGAGATACAGGAAATACTTCCATATCTTGTGACAGGAGAAAAGGATGGAGAACAAATGCAAGAGGTTGATTATTCAAAACTTACTCCTATATTAATCGCTGCAATTAAGGAACAACAAAAACAAATAGAAGAACTTAAAAATAAGGTATCATGAAACTAATAGAACCTGTCCAAATCTGGGACAATGGAACAGTACAAGAAGCGAAGATATTAAATGCTTATGCTGTAAACGTAACACTTAGCACCTCTGCTACATTCTACTATCAGCTATTTGCTGAAAATGAAAACCTATTTCAGGGGCCACAGCTTGCTCAAGGAAACCTGACTATGACAGGTGAAGCTTATGCACAATGGGAAGTGGATGCGTATGCGTGGTCGTGGATAGCGGAACAATTAAATCTAACTATAACTGGAGACTATATTCCTCCTGTAATTGAAAATGAAACAAATCAAGCATCATCCGAATTACTCGATAACTGAAGACGGTAGAGTATTCTCTCATAATGTAAATAGATTTATAGCCCCATTTAATTCTAAAGGTTACCTAAGAGTATCTTTACTAAGTAAGAATAAATCTAAAAAGTATTTGGTTCATAGACTTGTTGCAGAATGCTTTATTCCAAACGTTGAGAATAAACCGCAAGTAAACCATATAAATGGTATTAAGACTGATAATAGAATTAATAATTTAGAGTGGTGTAACAATTCTGAAAATGTAAAGCACGGTTACAGAATAGGTCTATATGGTGAAGATAAAAGAAAAATGTGTGGTGATATAGGTAAGATAACTATTAAATCAGCTCAAAAAGCAAATAAAAAAATAGTTCTTGATGTTTCTACTGGCATATTTTATGAATCAGCAAAAGAAGCTTCTGAATGGCTTAATATAAAATATTGGAATGTAACCCAATACTTAACAGGAAAAAGAAGAAATAAAACTAACTTAATTTACGTATAATAATATGTCAATCATCAATTCTTATCCAACCGATGCAAATCTTTCCTATAGTGATAAATTAATAGGAACAGATGCAGAAGATAGCAATGCCACCAAAAACTTTACTCTTGGAAGTATTCTATCTATGCCTCTACCAAATGTGCCTGTATATGCAAACAATGCTGCCGCTATTGCAGGCGGCCTTGCTGTTGGACGTGTGTACAGAATCACAGGGACAGGTCAACTAGGAATCGTTTATTAATGGATATCAGAAAAATATCAATAGGTCCTGATTACAAGGGTAGTGCAATGCACTACATCGTGGGTCAACGTGTCCTTGGAGACACAAATGAAATTCATTTGATTAAATTCGATGAAACAAAAAACTCTTTCAAGATATTTATCATCAATGATAAAGAAGAAGTAGTTCTTTGGAAAGAATTTAATGCCACAATTCCTGTTGCTATTGAGTACAATATTAATATTTAATGAGGTCCCCATTTTATTTTATAGCAAAACCTGTTGATGGTAAAAGGTATGCAAATACCAAAGAAATAGCAGGAGTAGAATTAATCGTTAGCACATCTGAAGAGGACCATAAATTCTCAAATAGATTTGCAGAAGTGGTTGAAACTCCTCTAGGCTACAATGGTCCTATTGAATCAGGAGATATTTTGCTTGTACATCATAATGTCTTTAAGTTCTATAATGACATTAGAGGCAGACAGAAAAGTGGTAAGTCATTCTTTAGAGATGATTTGTTTTTTATAGAAACAGACCAATTCTTTATGTTTAAAAAGAACGACAGATGGAATGCTTATAGCAGGTATTGTTTTGTAAAACCAATAAAGCCAACAGAAAGCTACATCAAGAAACCATTTAGCGAGGAGCCTCTCATGGGTATAATGAAATATCCTAATGAATACCTATTAACACAAGGTATAAAAGCAGGAGACTTAGTTTGTTTTAGTCCTGATAGTGAATATGAATTTACTGTTGATGAAGAAAAGTTGTACAGAATGTATGACCATCAGATAACAATTAAACTATGAATCTACTAACATTTGATAATGTACTAAAACACCCCAATGACTATGTATCACAAATTCACTTACACGGATTTCAGGATTTGGCAGATGGATATAACATATTTAGAAACATTCAGCCACGAGACAATAACGATGAGTTTGCCAAATTTGTCTCTAATCTATTTCTTGACCACAGAGTAGAATTTAACTTTGTAAGAAAGTCTCCATTTAATCAACAAGAACCTAACTTTATTCATACCGATGAGATGATGGGAGATATTACTTGTATATTGTATTTGAATCAAATGTCTCCAAGTGAAGACGGTACAACAATATACGATGAAGATAAAACCCCAATAGTTAAAGTTTACTCAAAGTTTAATAGGATGGTAGCTTTCAACTCTGATGCTTTTCATTCTAGGAATATATTTGAGAATTTTGGAGAAGGAGAATCTGCTAGACTTATTCAAGTGGCGTTCTTAAGAGAGATTCAATGAGAGAAGTAAAAGAAATAAAATTAAGAATAATTGAGGCGGGATATAAAGCCGTGACTCATTTAATTAAAGTTGCCGAGGAAGACATTATAAATAATGATTCTGATAATATTGAAGTGGCTGCCGATAAAATGAAGAATGCAGCAGCTGCAAAAAAACTAGCTATATTTGATGCCTTTGAAATTCTTAATAGAATAGAGTCAGAAAAAGAAAGTCTTGAAGCGGTAGAAAGAGGAATAAGTAAAACAGACACTAAACAAGGATTTGCAGAGCGAAGGTCAAAACAATAACTTGTGCCTAGTCCTTAAGGACCAAATACAGGCCGCCGTCATCTCTAATAAAAATAGAGTGAGGTCATGGCTATATGGATATAACGAACAGTATGATGTAGTTGTCATATCCAAAAGCGGTCAAATAGGAGATATAATAGAAATATCAGGATTAAAAATTGCTTTGCCTGCTGCTCCTGATAAATGCTTTGCAAGAGATTCAAAACCATCAGAGCAATATTGGGAGCGTCAAGATATTCCTAGAGACTTAGCAAAGATTCAATCTATATTCCAATGGAACGAAAAGCCAAAGGAGTTCAAGGATAGATGGGTTGATTATATTGAGCAGGAGTTTGACTACAGAGAGCAAGGCTATTGGTTTATGAACAACGGTGTGAAGACCTATATTACAGGCTCACACTATATGTATTTGCAATGGTCTAGTATTGATGTAGGCTATCCTGACTTTAGAGAGGCTAATCGAATCTATTGGATTTTTTGGGAGGCTTGTAGAGCAGACCCAAGAAGCTTTGGAATGATATATCTTAAGATTAGACGCTCAGGATTTTCGTTCATGTCATCATCTGAATGCGTGAACATAGGTACACTTGCACGTGACTCTCGTATTGGTATCTTGTCTAAAACAGGAGCCGATGCAAAGAAAATGTTTACTGATAAGGTTGTTCCCATCAATAGCCGTCTTCCATTCTTTTTCAAACCTATCATGGATGGTATGGACAAACCTAAAACTGAATTAGCTTTTAGGGTTCCTGCATCTAAGATTACAAAGAAGAATATGTATGAATCAGATGATTCAGAGATTGATGGCCTTGATACTACAATAGATTGGAAGAACACCGAAGACAACTCTTATGATGGTGAAAAGCTTTTATTCTTGGCTCATGACGAATCGGGAAAATGGACAAAGCCTGTGAACATCAAGGAGAATTGGCGTGTAACCAAGACTTGTTTGCGTTTGGGTAGCAAGATTATTGGTAAATGTATGATGGGTTCTACCTCAAATGCTTTAAATAAAGGCGGTCAGAACTTCAAAGACATTTATGAGGAGTCAAATGTAAAGTATAGAAATGCAAATGGTCAAACTAAATCAGGGCTCTATGCCATATTTATTCCAATGGAATGGAACATGGAAGGGTTTATTGATATATATGGTCATCCTGTATTTAGAAAACCTGATAAACCAATAAAAGGAGTTGATGGGAATTGGATTACAAATGGAGCTGTTGATTATTGGGAAGCTGAAGTTGATTCATTAAAAAATGATGCAGATGCATTGAATGAATTTTACAGGCAATTTCCTCGTACTGAATCCCACGCTTTCCGTGATGAAAGCAAGCAGTCATTATTCAATCTAACTAAAATATATCAGCAGATTGATTACAATGACTCAATGATTAAGGAGCATTACCTTACCCGTGGCTCCTTCTCTTGGAAGGATGGAATTAGAGATACTCAAGTAATATGGACACCTGACTCTAGGGGAAGATTTCTAGTAAGTTGGTTCCCACAAAAACATTTACAGAATAATGTACATATAAGAAATGGAATTAAGTATCCAGGCAATGAACACATCGGTTCATTTGGTTGTGACTCTTATGATATTTCTGCTGTAGTTGGAGGAAGAGGTTCTAACGGAGCGTTACATGGAATGACTAAGTTCCACATGGATGATGCTCCTGTAAATGAGTTCTTTCTAGAATACATAGCAAGACCTCAAACTGCTGAGATATTTTTTGAAGAAGTTTTAATGGCTTGCGTATTTTATGGTATGCCAATCTTGGTTGAGAACAACAAACCACGATTGCTTTACCATTTAAAAAATAGAGGATATCGAGGGTTTTCAATCAATAGACCTGACAAACAGTTTGCTAAACTGACAAAGACTGAACGAGAATTAGGCGGTATACCTAACTCATCAGAAGATGTTAAGCAAGCTCACGCATCGGCAATTGAGTCATACATTGAGAAATTTGTAGGACTTGATTTAGAAGGAAAGTACAGGGATGCTGACCTGATGGGGACAATGCCATTTACTAGAACGCTTGAGGATTGGGCTAAATTTGATATAAATGACAGAACAAGATTTGATGCTTGTATTAGTTCAGGACTAGCTATAATGGCCAATCAAAAGCACCTATATGTGCCTGAAAAAAAAGAATCAAAATTAATTATTAACTTCGCTAAATATAAGAACGAAGGGATAATCAGTCAATTAGAAAAATAAGTGGCTTGCGTGTATAGGCATATTAGAAAAGACTTGAACCTTCCTTTTTACATAGGAATAGGAAAAGAAGTTTCTAGGGCGTACTGCAAGCTTAATAGAAACAAACATTGGAATAACATAGTTGGAAAAACTAATTATGAGATTCAGATTCTTTTTGACGATGTAAGCTATGAGTTTGCAAAAGAAAAAGAAAAAGAGTTTATTGAATTGTACAAAAGAAAACAAGATGGTGGAATCCTTTGCAATCTTACAAAAGGTGGTGATGGGGTCCTTGGCATAATTCATACTGAGGAAGCCAAAAAGAAAATGGGAGAGCCGAACAAAGGAAAGACCATATCAGAATGGCATAAACAAAGAATATCTGAGTTTAATAAAGGTAAAAAATGTTCTGAAGAGACAAAGAAAAAAATGTCTGAAAGTAGAATAGGAAAAAATTTAGGCAGAAAAGCTTCTGAAGCTACAAGAAAAAAGATGTCTAATTCAGCTATAAAAGGAGAGAATCATTATTTCTCTAAACTTAAGAAATCAGATATATTAGAAATAAGGAGATTAAGCTCTGAAGGAATTGGGCAAAATAAAATATCCAAATTATTTGGAGTAGCTAAGTTTACTATATATAGCATTTTAAAAGGACTTACTTGGAAACACGTATAGAATGAAAAACGTAACAATAAATATTCAACCTACATCTTTTCCTAGTCAGTTGGCTACTGATGCTGAAAAGGCTACTATGGAGTATGGCCTACAAGTAGCAAATTCTATCCAATATGAGTGGTTCAGGAAAGATGGAAACTCATGTAGATATTACGGTCAGTGGCAAGATTTCAGAAGATTAAGACTCTATGCTCGTGGAGAGCAACCTATTGGAAAATATAAAAATGAACTTGCAATAGATGGAGACTTATCTTATTTGAATCTTGATTGGACTCCTGTTCCTATTCTTCCTAAGTTCATTGACATTGTTGTAAACGGAATGTCTGATAGGCTTTTCAAGGTTAAGGCGTACGCTCAGGATGCGATGTCTCAAGCTAAAAGAAGTAAGTATCAAGACCTAATTGAAGGACAAATGGTAGCTAAACCTGTGCTTGAAATCATTCAAGAACAAACAGGTGCTAATCCATTTATGATGGACCCTGAAGAATTACCTGAAACAGATGAGGAACTATCACTATATATGCAGCTTAACTATAAGCCTGCAATAGAGATAGCTGAAGAGGAGGCTATTAATACCATATTTGATGAAAATCATTACGATGACATTAGGAAAAGAATAGACTATGATATTACTGTAATTGGTATTGGTATTGCTAAGCATGAGTTTCTTCAAGGAACAGGAGTTAAACTTTCTTATGTAGACCCTGCTAATGTTGTTTATAGTTATACTGAGGACCCATTCTTTAAAGATTGTTTTTATTGGGGAGAAATTAAAACAGTACCTATCACTGAGCTATTGAAGATAGACCAATCGCTCACAAAAGAAGACCTTCAACAAATCACTCAGTACAGTCAATCATGGTATGATTATTACAACGTTGCTCAGTTCTATGAGAACAGTATGTTCTACAGAGATACCTGCACGTTATTGTATTTTAATTATAAGACCACTAAGAAGATTGTTTATAAGAAAAAGAACTTAGAAGGTGGTGGTTCTAGGATAATTGAAAAAGATGAGACTTTCAATCCTCCTGTTGAAATGATGGAGGAAGGAAACTTTGAGAAGATTGAGAAGACCATTGATGTATGGTATGAAGGCATCTTGGTTATGGGTACGAATATCCTTCTTCAATGGAAGATGTCTGAGAATATGGTAAGACCTAAGTCAGCTTCTCAGCACGCTCTTCCAAATTATGTAGCTTGTGCCCCACGTATGTATAAAGGAGTCATTGAGTCATTGTGTAGACGAATGATTCCTTTTGCTGATTTGATTCAAATCACTCACTTAAAATTACAGCAAGTAATTGCACGTACAGTTCCTGATGGTGTATTCATTGATGCAGATGGTCTTAACGAGATTGACTTGGGAACAGGTAATGCTTATAACCCTGAGGATGCATTGAGGCTATACTTCCAAACAGGTAGTGTTATTGGTAGAAGCTACACTCAAGATGGAGACTTTAATAATGCTAGAGTTCCTATTCAGCAATTGACATCAAACTCAGGGGCATCTAAGACTCAGATGTTGATTACCAACATGAATCATTACATTGATATGATTCGTTCTGTGACAGGACTCAATGAGGCTAGAGATGGTTCTAATCCTGACCCTAACTCTTTGGTTGGTCTACAGAAGTTAGCAGCGTTGAACTCAAATACAGCAACAAGACATATTCTTGATGCTTCATTGTATTTGTATCGTTCAATGGCTGAGGCTTTGACATATAGAGTAGCTGATATACTAGAGTACTCTGATTTTGCAGATGAATTTGCTAATCAAATTGGAAAGTACAATGTATCTATCTTGGATGAGATTAAGTATTTGTACATTTATGACTTTGGTATCTTCATTGAGATATCTCCTGATGAGGAGCAGAAGGCTCAACTTGAGGCCAATATTCAAATGGCATTGTCTAAAGGAGACATTAATCTTGAGGATGCAATTGACATTCGTGAGATTAGAAATCTAAAGCTTGCCAATCAGTTGCTCAAGATGAAAAGAATGAGGACTCAAGACCGTGCTGAGAAAATGGCTATGCAACAGCAAGCCATGCAAGCACAACAGCAAATGCAAGTTCAGCAGATGGCAGCAGAGACTGCTATGCAAAAGATACAACTAGAAACTCAAGCGAAGATGCAATTGAAACAAGCTGAGGTTGCATTTGAGATTGAAAGAAATAAAAACGAGGCTGCTCTTAAATCTCAATTGATGAGAGAAGAGTATGAATATAATTTAAGATTGAAAGGTATGGACACCGTTAGTTTAACTGAACGGGAGAAGTTGAAAGAAAATGCAAAAGCAAAAAGAATTAGTCAACAGAATACCGAGCAATCTAAACTTATTAATCAAAGGAAGAACAATCTACCTCCGATGAACTTTGAATCAAATGAGGATAGTTTAGATGGCTTTGATTTGGCTGAATTTGAGCCTCGATAAAATGTCGAAATAATTAATTAAGTTTGTACAAATAAAATCTAATAAAATGGAAATTAAAGTAAGAGCACTAGATGTTATTGAACCCAAAGGGGTTCAAGAAGTAGAAAATGAATTGATTGAAAAACATGAGCAATCATTAAATGAAGAAGCTCAATCTCAAGAAAGCAACTTTGATGATACTGAAGTTGCTATTGAGCAAGAAGTCAATTTAAAAGACGAGGACGTTCTTTCATATATTGGGAAAAGATACAATAAGCAGATTAACTCGCTAGATGATTTGGTTGCTGAGAGACAAGAATCAGAACCACTTCCTGAGGATGTAGCTGCTTATTTAAAATACAAAAAAGATACAGGTAGAGGATTCGAAGATTTTATTAAAATCAATAAAGATTATGATAAAATGAATCCTGAGCAGCTTGTTAAAGAATATCTCGCTTCTACCCAAGAAGGATTAGATAGTGAGGATATTGATGCTTTAATGGAAGAGTATTCATATAATGAAGATTTAGATGATGACTCAACTATTAAGAAAGCAAAGATTGCAAGGAAAAAAATAATTGCTGAGGCTAAGAAATACTTCAATAATCAGAAGGAGCTATATAAGTTACCACTTGAGTCAAGTACGGTAACTGTTTCCGATGAAGAGAAATCGTTGTATGATAGCTATAAGCAATATGTTCAAGAGGCGAAGACGATAGAGGAGGAAACTAATCGAAAGCGTAGATGGTTTGACCAAAAGACAGATGAGGTTTTTAGTAAAGATTTCAAGGGATTTGAGTTCAATGTCAACGACAAGAAGATTACGTTTACTCCAGGGGATGCCAATGAATTGAGAAAAGCTCAATCAACTCCACAGAACTTTATAAATAAGTTTTTGGATGAGAATGGTATGATTCGAGATGCAGCTGGATACCATAGGTCATTAGCCATCGCAATGAATCCTGAGAAGTTTGCCAAGTTCTTTTATGAACAAGGATTATCGGATGCTACTGATGATGTTACTCGTAAAATTAAGAACATCAATATGTCAGAGCGAAGGGCTCCTGAGATTGGCAAAATAACAGGAGGAATGCAGGTGAAGGCGGTAAACCCTGATTCAGGTAGAAACCTGAAAATCCGCAGCGCAAAAAAATTGTAAAACTTAAAACTTAAAGAAAAATGCCAAGTGCTTTATTAAACAACCCTACCTATGCGTTGCAGCCTAGTGCTGAACAGGTGGCGTTACAGACCAACTACATTACCAACTTTAACTTCTTGAATCAGTATCTTCCTGATACTTACGAGAAAGAATTTGAGCGTTATGGTAATAGAACTATTGCTTCCTTCCTAAGAATGGTAGGAGCTGAGATGCCTTCTAACTCTGACCAAATTAAGTGGGCAGAACAAGGCCGTTTGCACATTAAGTACACCAACGTAACTTCAGCTGCTGCTGCAGGTTCCGCTACAGCTACTTTCACAGTTGCTGACTCAGGTGTTACTTACATTGCTATCCGTGTTGGACAAACCGTAATGATTCAGAACAACACTTCAGGTGTGTTCAACAAAGCAATCGTTACTGCTGTTCCTTCTGCAACTACTTTCACTGTTGCTTTCTATGAGGCAGCTGGACAAGCTTTCGCTGTTTCTACTCAGTGTACTGTATTCATCTACGGTTCTGAATTTAAGAAAGGAACTAACGGAATGGTTGGTTCTTTGGAATCTGAAGATGATATCTTCTCTAACAACCCTATTATCATCAAAGATAAGTATGCGGTTAACGGTTCTGACATGGCTCAAATCGGTTGGGTTGAAATTACTACTGAGAACGGTGCTACAGGTTACTTGTGGTATTTGAAATCTGAGCATGAGACTCGTCTTCGTTTCGAAGATTATCTTGAGACTGCAATGATTGAAGCTGTTCCTGCTGCTTCAGGTTCAGGTGCTGCTACTGCTGGTATGATGGGTTCTGAAGGTATCTTCTACGTAGTTAACTCTCGTGGTAACGTATGGGGCGGTGGAACTCCTACCTCTCTTTCTGATTGGGATTCTATCGTATCTCGTCTTGATAAGCAAGGTGCTATCGAAGAGAACGTAGTATTTGTTAACAGAGGTCTTAGCTTCGACATCGACAATATGTTGGCTACATTGAACGGATATAACGGAGTTAATGCTGCTGGTGCTGCATCTTACGGTCTATTCGACAATGACGTTGATATGGCGTTGAACCTTGGATTCACTGGATTCCGTAGAGGATATGACTTCTACAAGTCTGATTGGAAATACTTGAACGACCCAACCATGCGTGGTGGCCTAAACCAAACTGCTGCTACTGCAACAGGTACTATCACTGGTTTGTTGGTTCCTGCAGGTTCTACTTCAGTATATGACCAAATCATGGGTAAGAACGCTAAGCGTCCATTCTTGCACGTTCGTTACAGAGCTTCTGAAGCTGAAGACAGACGTTACAAGACTTGGATTACAGGTTCTGCTGGAGGAGCTGCTACTAGCGACCTCGATGCAATGGAGGTTAACTTCTTGTCCGAGCGTTGCGTATGTACCTTGGGTGCTAACAACTTCATCTTGTTCAGATACGGTTGATAGATTAATAACAGAGGGGGCCAATTTGGCTCCCTCTATTTTAACTTTTAATTCAATTAAATAAAATCAAATCATAAAATGGCAAAGAATATACCTGTAGACAAAGTCTACAAATTAAAAATCGGAAGTCCCCTTTCTTACACATTGGCATCAAGAAACCACCACAGGTTTCCACTAATGTGGTTTGACGAAAAGAATAATGTAAATCGTGCTCTTAGATATGCTACCAATCAGAAGTCTCCCTTTGAGGATGAGCAAGATGGTAATGCTATTATTGAGCCAATTATATTTGAAGATGGGTTTTTAAGAGTTCCTAAAACTAATCCTGTACTACAACAATTCCTGCACTATCATCCACTAAATGGTATTATATTTACCGAAGTTGATAAAGAAAAAGAAGCAGCTGAAGAAGTTGAGGATTTGAATTTGGAAGTTGAAGCTTTAGTTGAAGCCCGTCAATTAACCATTGAGCAGATTGAAACTCTTACTAGAGTAATGTTTGGCAAAGACCCATCAACGGTATCAACAGCTGAGCTTAGACGTGATATCTTGGTATTTGCTAAGACTGACCCAAGAGAGTTCTTGAATATATTAAATGACCCCGAACTTAAATTTCAAGCTAAGATTAGAATGTTCTTTGAAAATAAATTATTAGTTTTGAGGAACAATGACAAAGAAATTTGGTTCAATACATCAACCAATAAAAAGAAGATGATGTCTATACCTTATGGGGAAGACCCATACGAAATAGCAGGAGGCTTCTTACAAAGTGATGAAGGTATTGATTCATTAAGAATGTTGGAATCTTTATTAGCTTAAATTTGTTGTTTATTATTGTTTATGTTTGAAAATAGGGGGCATCGTTGTGCCTCCTTTTTTTTTGTTATATTTGTAAAAAGGCGAAAAAATGATAAACTCTGTTAGAAATGCGGTACTATCCGTTTTGAACAAGAACAATTACGGTTACATTTCTCCTTCTGATTTCAATCTATTCGCAAATAATGCACAGATGGAATTGTTTGAGGAATATTTCAGCAGCTATAACAAAGTAATAAATGCTGAAAATACTAGGTTATCAGGAACTGATTATGCTGATATTGAGCAACCATTATCTGAAACTATGGAGACTTTTTTAAGGACTGATTATTTAACTAAGATTTCAGGAAATAAATTTTCAGCTCCTTCTTTGGCAACAACAGGATATCTTGCTTATTATCTTTTAGATGTTCAATGCAAGCCTGTGGTATTAGCAACAGGAACCAATACATTAGTTTCTGCTGGTAACTTGGTAAACAGTTCAGGGGCATTCTTATCAAAGAATATAGTTGCAGGAGATGTGGTTACAAACATCACAACAGGATTAGTTACTAATGTAGTTGCTGTATTGAACAATACCACCATACAATTGGAAGTAAACATATTTACTGCTGTAGGAAATTCATACGCAATATTTTCTTCTTCTTCCGTGGTTCAAGCTGAAAAGGTTAATCAATCAAAAATTACTCTTTTAAATAATTCAAATCTTACCGCACCTACAATTGAGTTTCCTGTATATACTTTAAAAGGTGAGGAACTTACTTTGTATCCAAATTCAATCAGTAACAAAGGACAAGTGGAGGCCACATACTTTAGATTTCCAAAAGTACCAAAGTGGACCTACTTGACTTTGTCAAGCGGTGAGCCTGTGTTTGACCAATCACAACCTGACTACCAAGACTTTGAATTACCACTAGAAGATGAATATAAATTGGTAACTAAGATTCTTGAATATTGCGGTATGTCTATCCGTGAGAGTGAAGTTACTCAGTTTGGTATGGCTCAACAGCAACATGAGCAGCCTACATTCAGTATGCAACAATAAAAATTTTAAAAGATGGCATATATATCACAGTATCAATATTACGAGAATGGAGGCGCATCCCCCGAAAATCTTAATTGGGGTTCATATCAATATGTTAGCCTTAAAGATATTGTCAACAATTTCTTGTTGATGTATTCAGGAAATCATTCATTGGTAAATAACGAAGAACGATACAAAGTTTTATTTCATGCAAAGAGAGCTATTCAAGAATTGAACTACGATGCGTTTAAAGAAATCAAGGTTCTTGAGCTTGAAGTTCCTGACAGTTTAAAATTTATTCTCCCATCAGACTATGTCAATTGGGTTCGTATTTCTTTGTATAAGGATGGATGGCTTAGACCATTATCAGAAAACATTCAAACATTATCTGCTAGAGCATATCTTCAGGACAATCAAGGAAGGATTTTATTTGATGAGGAAGGGAATGCTTTGTCTCCTGAGTATTCTAATATTGATTACGACAACCTTACTAAAATTAAAAAGAGTATTTATTTGAATAAGGCCAATCAATTTTATGGTAGTGAGGGGTGGAACTACGATGGGATGTGGTATTTCGAAGGTAACATTGGTGCAGCTTATGGTTTAAATACTGAGACTGCTAACTTTAATCCTACCTTTAATATCGACCGTAAAGCAGGTGTAATCAATTTTGATTCACCTATGGCAGGGAAACAATGTATTGTTGAGTATATCTCAGATGGTATGGAGCAAGGAGATAATTCTAAGATTACCGTCAATAAATTATTTGAAAAATATATTTATGCTTACATTCAGTATGAAATTCTAAATAGCAAATTGGGCGTACAAGAGTACATTATTGCTCGTGCTCGTAAAGAGAAATCTGCCTTATTGAGAAACGCAAAGATTAGAATCAGTAACATTCATCCTGGAAGACTCTTAATGAACTTGAGAGGATTAGACAAGCAAATTAAATAAGATGGTAAAGATTAGCAGAAACTTTATTGCGGGAAGAATGAATAAAGTCTACGATGAGAGACTTATTCCTGAAGGAGAATATATTGATGCCATGAATATCAGAATGGGTTCTACCGAGAACTCAGAGATTGGTGTCATTGAAAACACCAAGGGAAATTTACCCTTGACTTCCTTGGCATACCTAGACGGTACTCCGCTTAGTGTTTCTGCAAGATGTATTGGTGCTATTCAAAATAGCTTTACAGAAACAATCTATTGGTTTGTTCATGACCCTGCATTCCCTGTTGGGCCCACAGGAAAACTTGACTTAATAGTTTCATTCAATGTAAATACCAACATCCTTACCTACCATGTTATTTCAATTAATGATGGAGGTAACGTAAATACGACTTTAAATTTTAATCCAAACTATCTCATCACAGGTGTAGATATTTTGGACAATAAGCTTTTGTTTTTTACAGATGACTACAATGCTCCAAGAGTAATTAATGTTCAAAGGAGTTATCCTAATCCTATATCAAACATAGATGCCGTAAGTGCAGAGTCACTTCTTGTAATTAAGAAGCCACCTGTTCAATCTCCTAGTGTTCAGCCTACAGTAAATAATGGCCAAGAGAATTACCTAGAGACTAGATTCATTTGTTTTGCCTATAGGTATCAATACATAGATGGAGAATATAGTGCAACTTCTCAATGGTCTGCTCCTGCTTTTATACCAAAGCCATTTCAATTTAGCGTTGATAGCTATTTGAATGAAGGGATGACAAACTTTTGCAACTCTGCAATTATCACTTATAATTCAGGTGGACCACTTGTGGTTGGTATAGACTTGCTATTTAAGAAGGCCGATGGAAATATTATACGTGTAATTGAAAAGCTTGATAAGGCTAATCTAGGATTAATAAACAATACTGATTATCCATATACATTCACTAATAGTAAGATATTCACGATACTTTCAGAATCTGAATTATTGAGATTGTACGACAACGTACCTCGATTTGCAAAGGCTCAGACCATCATGGGGAATCGTTTGATGTATGGAAACTATATTGAAGGATATGACTTATTGGATTCAAATGGAGTACCTATAAAGTTTGAGTATACCACTTCATTGGTATCAACAAGCATAGGTCTTTCTAGTGTTGACACACAAGTTGATACAGGGAATTATTCTATTGATGGGGCAATATCTGTACCTGATTCAATTGTTTATGTTGATTTGGATGGAATAGATTTGAATGAAGGTTCTTCATTTAGTTTAGACATAACACTACAGCATGACCAATTTACAGGAGATACTCCTTTCCCTACTGAGATTACTGAGAATGTTAAATTAAGCTTTGCTTTTTTCTTATCTAAGAGTTACAACTCAGTATATGATTTTGCTACAAGCGTAGAGTTTCAAGAAGCAATTGGTACAAGTGGAACTGTTGAACCTATAGCAAATGCTTGCAATGGAATTACATTTACAGACCAATTCAACTGTGCTATACCAAATAACTTAGATGCATTAAATAAGGCAGGGAGTGGTATTATTACGTTGAATCAGCCTATATCTATATTAACATCGGTTGCTAGTAATGAAATTGGATTACAGATTCCTGCAATGAAATTTGTAGATAATCTTGTAACGCCAACACAAGAAGTTTATGAGTACTATAGTATTTCATTTGCTCAGGCTTCTTTCCAAGAAGTAGCAAATACTCAAAGCCTCCACAGTAACAGAGATTATGAGATTGGCATTGTCTATATGGATGATTTTAATAGGGCTACAACCGCTTTGGTTAGCCCTAACAATACTGTCCATATCCCCTGTGGATTGTCCTCTTACAAGAACTCTATACAGGTCACAATACCATATCAACAGAAACCACCAGCTTGGGCTACTAGATACAAGTTTGTAATTAAGCCTGATGAAGAGAACTATGAAACAATTTATTGTAGCATATTCTTTGAGGACCCTGACAGCAATAATGCTTTCTTCTTATTGGAAGGAGAGAATGCTAGGAAGGTTGAAGTAGGAGATAGATTAATAGTTAAGGCAGATTCTGAAGGACCAACTTCAAATTGCGTGTATGCTACTGTGCTTGAGAAATCATCTCAGGCTTCAGGATTTATTGAGGTACCAAGTGAGAATGACCCATTAGTTTTAATCCCTGTACCTGCTGGAGTATACGTTAAAATTAATCCAAATAGCTTTAACATTGTTAAAGAGGATAATGCTATAGTTGCCCCTGGTATTATAACAGTAAAGGAGAAGCAAGGAGGAGATTATCCTACCTTGTACTATCCAATGAACGTAGAAGGAACTGACCCTCTAAATCCTGGATTTACGCATATAGATTACAATGTTCCTGCGGGAAGTAGAATTGTAATGTCAATAAAGCAATTTAGAGCAGGTGCAACAAGTGGATGCGAAGAAAGACGCAACACTCTTGAGAAGACTTTTATTTCAGCAAACTCATACGATAATATGTATGATTGGTTTGTTGGAGAAAACATTGAGCAATATTTGAACGATGGAATAAAAATAGTTGGAGGAAATGGTTGCGATATTAATAACGTATTTCAGGGCATTACTACTGATTTGGTTTTAGACCCAATTGGTCCTCCTACCGTTTGTACTAACTATTACAAGTTCTATAGAAACTTAACTACCAATCAACTTCAATTTCTAGTTACAGGTACTGAAGCTTGTACAGGAGCAGGATTAAAACCAAGGAATAGAGATTCAAATATTCAGGTAAATTTCACAGTATTTAGAGCTGAGAACATTATCATATTTGAAACTGAACCATCTGATGCATTGCCTGATGTATTCTTTGAAAATGATATGTCATTTGCTATTGTAAATGGAAACCATCAAGGAAATATACAGAATCAAAATATTGGAGCAGGAACTCCTGCTATAGTTGATACTAAATTCTTTAACTGCTTTGCTTTTGGAAATGGTGCTGAAAGTTATAAGATTAGAGACTCAATTATCGGTACTCATTTTAATCTTGGTAACAGAGTAACTAGCGTATCTGCTCAGGATTATAAGGCGGCAGATAGATTTTCTGATATCACTTATAGTGGAATATATAGCGCAGAATCAAACGTAAATAAACTCAATGAGTTTAACCTTGGTCTATTAAACTATAAAGTTCTTGAGCCATCATTTGGAGATATATATGTGATGGATGGTAGACAAACAGATGTGCTCGTTCTTCAGGAAGATAAGATATCATACGTTCTTGCAAGTAAGAACTTAATATCGGACTCTACAGGAGGTGGTGTGGTATCATCTGTACCTGAGGTATTAGGAACTCAAATAGCTAGAACTGAAACTTATGGTATTAGTTTTAACCCTGAGAGTTACGTTCATTGGGGATTCAATAGATTCTTTACTGACGTAAAAAGAGGGGCTGTTATTCAACTAGTTGGTGACTCTGCGGGCAATGACCAATTGGCTGTCATTTCTGAGCTTGGTATGAGAACTTGGTTTAGAGATGAGTTTAACTTATCCTACAATACTCAGAAGCTTGGAGGATTTGACCCTTACATGAATGAGTATGTATTGTCTACAAACAATATACAAATACCATCTAATCCTCAATGTTTAGGTTGTGGTGTTCTTCAAACATTCACTCTTAGCACTATTGCTCTTGAAACCAAGACTTTGCAATACTGTGTTGATTTAGGCCCTATTGTTGGTTCATCAACTATTAATTATACTGTTCAGACAATTAGTGCAGGGGCAACTTTCCAAGTGTCAGTGAATTATAATGGTACCATCTATAACTCAGGAGTTGTTTCAACTAGTGGTAGTTTAACTATCAATAAGAACAACATTTCTGTAGAGACAGCTACCATTACAATTACTTACACAGGGGATATTGTTCTTTCAGTCCTTGCAGGATGTACCGTAGCTAATAATCTTACAATAATTCAGGTTGTTGTAACAAATAACTACGAAGCAGGTAAGACAATTCATACAGAATACAGATATGTAAATGGGGCTTACACATCTCCATTGCAATCTACGCTTACTACTTTTGCGACATCATTTGATAATCCATTGGTTTCACGATATAGTTCTTTGACAGGCCCTGTAGGATTTGGAACATTCCCTCCTGCTGGAAGTACAATGAGGATTATTTCTAATAAGTTTTCTACTGATACATTTGTATTTAATCCTATTACTGACAGGTTCAAATACTTGATGTCAAATACATTGTACACCAATACTCCTGCAAACATAAGTACGTTATTGGGACTAGCTAATACCGCTACTCCAATTTTAGGAGGAGGTAATAATAATTACGCTCAGTTTACTGTTCCTGCTTTGCAGAATTACTTGTATCTTATTTGGGATTTCAGAGATTCAGTACCTTTGACATTATGTTACTCAGCTACGACTGCAATAGATGCTTGTTGTGGATGCGCACCTGAGCCTTCATTTCCAATACAATTATGTTATTCAAACACAAGTAGCCTAGACGCTTGTTGCGGCTGCGAAGAACCTTCTTAATATGGCAACATCAGCAACATTTTACTTAAACGCTCCATCTCTTGCTTCTGCAACAGCTGTATATTCAAATGCTTCGTTAACAACGCTTGCAGCTGATGGGTATTATTCTGACGGTACTATAGTTAGACAACAATCATCGGGCTCATTATTGCCTCAGGTTACTTGTCCATCTTGTGCTGCGTCTCAATCTTTTACCATATACTTTGATGTAACAACTAGTCCAAACACTTATGGATGGAGTGGTTCATCAGCAGCTTGTGCAGGAACAGGAACTCCTTTGACGGTATATATTATTGGTACTGCTACTGATTTGTATGATGCTGTAGTTACTCAAGGGAAATCCTTATACACGGACTCAATGACCACTACATTGTTAAATGGTAACAATACTTGGTATAAGACTGTATCTGCACCTGCTAGTGGACAAAGTTTTCAAGTAGGAACATTAGGAGATACATCAGCATGGGGAGGACCTTGTTAAGATATGGCAAATTATACACTAACATATAGCGAAGCATCACCAGGTTGGGTGTCATTCTATTCCTACTATCCTGATTGGATGATAGGAATGAATAATTATTTCTACACCTTTAAAGGAGGAGACCTTTACAGGCACAATGTGAACTCAAATAGAAATACATTTTATAGTCAGTGGCAAACTAAAAATGGAACTCCTGCAAATGCATTTACTCCTACTAGATTGGAAAGCGTTTTTAATACAGGTGTTTTAGAGAATAAACTATTTAAGACAATAGATTTAGAAGGCGATGCCAAGTGGTCAGCAACCTTGCAGACAGACCTTCAAGTTTCAGGATTTATTCAAGCAAGTTGGTTTGAAAAGAAAGAGGCATCTTTCTTTGCTTTTATTAGAAACAATGCAGTGGGAGAGTTAGCTCTAAGAAGTGTAAACGGAATAGGAAAAAGTTCTCAGGTTGTTGGTGGTAATGTGGTAAGATTTCCTTTGAGTGTTTCCATTGGAAATATTATAAGTGTTGGAGATTTACTATATTTCTTAACACCACCATATTCTAGTGCTCCTATTCTAGCTGGTAAAGTAACTGCAATTACTGTTGATTATCCTAATGGTGTAAATCAACTTACTATTGATACCACTATTCCAGGTACTACTCCTATCCCTATTCAAGATGCCTTTTTCTTGTACATCAAAAACTCAGTAGCTGAATCTCACGGAGTGTTAGGTCACTACTGTGTATTCACTCTTGAGAATGATTCAACAGCTAAGATTGAACTATTTGCTGTTCAGTCTGAAGTAATGAAAAGTTTCCCTTAAAATTAATATCTTTGTTATGATATGGCACTAAAAATACGAGAGTTAAACGATAACGATTACGATGATATTCTTGTAGGATGGTGGAAAGATTGGGGATGGGAGCCTCCGATGAGAGACTTCCTCCCCGATGGTGGCAAGGGTGGAATCATTATTTATGACGAAGATATTCCGATTTGTGCAGGATATATTTATCTTACTAACTCTAAGGTTTGTTGGGTAGATTGGAT